GTATCTCATTATATCCATAAGTTGTTCAGAACTTATAGTGTAAGTTCTAGGGGTAGTTTGTTGTTGTTTTTGCTCTTCTTTCTTTTCCATCTATCCTCCTATTAAAATGGTATTTCACTATCATCAAAGTGTTTAACTAAAGATTCTAGTTTTTCTTTAGCTGCACAGTACTGAGATAATAACTTGTCTATTTCTTGTATGTGTTGTGGGTGTTCTCCAATACCTACAGAATTAGCTAGGTATATGTCAATTGTTGCTAAAGCAGTTTCCATATCTGCTTCATATTTTTTTCTTATAGCTTTTACTAATCTATCTCTTATATTCATTCTGCACCTCTAAACGCATAGTATTTATCTTCTATTAAATCTTCATCTAATAAATAAGGGTTATCTCTACCTTTTTTATTAAACTCGGTTCTTAAATCTCTTATAGTTTGATTTAATGTTCTGCCTTGATTAAGGCAACCACAAACTAAATCATCTACTTCTATTAGTGCTTGCTTTACTGCTCCCATCTTCTGCCTCCTGTAATTGTTTATTTAATTTATTTATTTCATTCTGTGTATGTATCATAACTTCTTGTAAAGCTATTATCTTACCTAACACAGACATTTTTTCACCGTGACTCATTTGACCTCCTTTATTAGTCTGTTTAAATACCATTGTGCTTTTTCTAAATCTTGTAAAGGTTCACCCTTAAATTTATATCTAGCAACGTACTTCAAAACATTACCCTTCAAGTACCCATGATACTCATCATCTGTCATACAATCTTGTATTACATCTATAGTTTCTTTCTTACCATACTTATAGTGAGCAGGTGAGTTAACATTATCGTGATGTTCTAAGTCAGATTTAAAGTCTACCATATTCTCTCCTTATTGCATTATAATCAATTGTTTCCATATTATAAGATCCATTAACAACTTCTCTTTTAACTATAATACCACTCCACCACATATGCTGTGTATCTCTAGCAAAATGTTCTTTATGATTTAAATAACATCCTGCAGATAAAGCATGTAACTTTTTACCATTTGGTAAAGTAGATGTAGCATAATCTAACAAATGACTATGGCCCACTGTAGCAGATACTTTGTGTTTTGTCAATAGAGTTCTAGCTATATTTTCTCCTGATATTGCACTACCTAATATACCTGATGGGAAGTGATGAGCATAGTATACACCATTTAAAACTTTATTTTGTTTATAGGGAACTTCTTGCCATCCATATTGTTTAAAGTTTAAATCACTAATTTTTAATGTACCATCTAATTCAGGATTCTCATCTACAAATCTATCTATTCTATCTTCATGATTACCATGTAACATAATTTTTCTAGCTTTGTGTTTACCTAAACCTTTATTAAATAAAGATAATGCTTCATGTGAGTGTTGCATATCTTTTTGGTATCTTCTTCCTTCAAATGATTTTTTCTTTTTATCATATGAAGATAAAGAATCCATACTACAGAAATCACCCATACAGATAATATGTGTAGCTCTTACATCTGCAGCTAATCTACCAGCCCACAGAAATCTTTCATTGCTTGCTTTAGGTGTGCAATGGGGGTCACCTATTACAACATGCGTTGCCATTAATTTAACTCCTTATCACGTTTTTGTTTTAAAAATTCAAGAAAGTCAATAACATTATCTGCATCATCAAACTCTGCTATAGAGTTAATACTAAGACCATCTTTATTGTTTTTCTTGTCATCGGCAAATCCACGAAGACCCCATAGAAACGTTGAATGGGGATCGGTAGTTGCCATCTTTATCATGCCTCTTGCTATTGTAGAACATAATTCATATTCTTCTGTAGTTAGTTTTGTAGTAGAATCCATAACTATACCACAGGTAAAACCTTTTTCCCAAGGTGTTACTAAAACTTTTATAGCATTTTTAAATGCTTCTTTATCAATTTTTTTAGTCATTTAACAAAAACTCCATCTACAATTTTACCCTTTCTATTTTTAATATCTTCATAGGCAACACTTAAACACTCTTCCATGGTTAAATTATTTCTTTTCATAATGTTAATCATAACAACCATCATGTCACCAAGATCGTCTCTTATATCTTTTCCTTTACAAACAGAGTTACTAAGTTCACCCAGCTCTTCTATAAGTTTTAAAAGTTGAGCTTGATCTGTGCTTCCCTTTATAAGATTTCTGTCTTGATGCCACTTAATAATCTTATCAATTAATTTAATCATTATATTTTAAAATATTTGTAATCAAATGGTACAACTTTCCATTCAATAGACTTTTTAAATTTATTTCTTTTAGCATAGTCTGTTGCTTCTTTTTCTGAGTCCCATATTTCATTTGTAAATATTCTCCACTTATCATTATCTTTTATTATTAAACAATACATAGTCGGTAAAGGTGGACACTAGACCCCTCAAAACTAATACCCACCCAGTCACGCAGACTCTTCCTCCTGTTTAGGATTATTAACCTCCGTATACCAAACCCATTTAGGGTTCTTACCTTTAGATTGCTGTTGTGGTAACAACTGCAACTTACTTCCCCAACAAGGAAGTTTGTATGGGCAAAATGAACAAGCTAAGCCCAAAACTTTATTACCTGTAGGTTTACCTCTAAATGTTTCTTCAATAGCATCATACTGCCTTTTAAAAGGTATACCATCTTTAATTGCTTTTATATTATCTTTAGCTTTTTTTATTGCATCACTTTTGTGTGGTTCTACAAGTTTAGGTGTTTCACATACTGTCCACTCACCTGTAGACTTATTAATTACTATCCAACCACCGAAGTCTTTGCTTTGACTTTCCGCATATAAAAATCCTTGTGACGCATAGCCAAAGGTATCATCTTTAACAACCTCATTAAATCCACCGTCTTCTCCAAACTTCTTTTCAAAGGAATATGGCGATGCACTTTTAATATCCCATACCTTTTCATCAATTTCAACATCTTGTCTTCCTTCAATCTCTTCTCCATTAAATTTATACTTAACTTGTTTCTGTTCATTTTTTATTTCTACTCCTGCAGATTTCATTATAAACAATGCTAGTGCTTCTATAATATCCCCAAAGGTATTTCTAACTTTAGCATTGTAAGGTTGTCCCTCACCTTTTATACCCTTAGCCTCCATCTGCAATTGGCATAGGGGTCTACCTACATTGGACATTCTAAGTTCAAACTTAGATCCTCTATTCTCAGTGAATTGTTTTAGTAAGGCCTTTTTACAGGCCTCACCAAAATCCTCAACAAGTTTTTTGTCTACTTGTGCAGGACTCTTTGACACTTTATCAAGATACTTCTGTACTTTTAAAAGTATACTATTCATTATTTAGATAGTACATTTTCAGGTAACTCATCATCAAGATCTTTCACTACTTCTGCATCTACAGAATCAGAACCATTAGGTTTCTTAGTCTTAGCTGTGTTATACAAGCCAACGACTTCTTCATTTTCTGTATCAATAGATTCCTGAAATACTTTTAAAGTTTCCATATCTGTGTCAGACAACTGTAAATTAGCATCAGCATTTACAGCTATTTCAGGTACATAAAATACATTGCCACCTTTTTTCTGACGTTTAGTATCAAGTGATAAAGTAGAATTAAACATAAGTTTTTTTCTCTTCTTCAGCTGATCTAACGCAGCACTAACAGGTGAGAATGCTGTACCAGTTACTCTATATAGAACGGGTAAGTTCTCTACGTCATGGTTAGCTCCTTGTGCAGTTTTACCACCAGTAAAAGATAATAAACCATACACTAATTTGTAACATCGTATTGTTCTTTGTTGTTCCATTTGCTCAGGTGTAAGACTAGCTCTTTCTTTGAAAGGTATCTTACCACATTTAGTACCACCTAAAATATCTATAGCTTCTTCCTTCCAGCTTTTAAATATAATAGACCTATTTATGTACTCGCCTTTCTCGGCATCGTAATGCATATACTGCATCGCACTTATGAATGGTCTAATTGTAATTGGTTTACCAAAAACATTTTGACCTATCTTTGAATCATAAGTATAGAAGTGACCCACTGGCAATTGATTACCATCGTCATCTTCAGGTGTACGATTGATTGCTAATCTAGGTATATTATTACCCATATTAGATCCATCGTCTTGACCTATTGCCTGCATGATTTGCTCATCAGACATTCCTTTTATATTTACTAAGTTATTATCAGACATTTGTCCTCCATTTTAGTTGTTGTCTTATACCACACTTTTAAAAAAAAGTCAAGTATTATTTTAATATATTTCATCAATAAAAAATCCTATTAATAACCATATTAATAAAAAAAA